AACCCTTTACACTCACTAACTTGCCTTCATCCGTTAACCCTACTACTGTATTTCCTCTTACCTCTAAACTTAACCTACTTACATTTACTACCCTTCTATTCTTTTCGTCTATTAGTCTTATATCCATATTTTTTCTCCCCTTTCTTCCCCTCTATTATATCATATTTGGTGGCATTTTGCAAGGGTAATGTGGTGGCAATAATAAAAAATTTGTTGGGCGGACGAGGGGATGAAATAGGTTTTATGTAAAGTTTACATAATAGGGGAAGGGTTGTGGTAATGTTTTTATGTTAACGTTTTTTGTTAATATAAAAGAATATAAAATATTGTTAACAATGTTATATGTTTATCATTTCAACAATAACAAAAAATAAAAAACATAATTTTAAAAAGTACAGTACCCCCAAAAAAAATTTTTGAATTAAAAAAATATAATCAAAAATAAAAAGTAAAAAAAGTTAAAAAAAGTTTTATGAAATATTTGACAATATATTAATATAATGTTATAATAATTATAGTTAAAGATTAACAATAACACTTAATAGCGGTTGACATACTGCTACAGTATATACTTGAAAGGTGGTGTGATTATGTATAACATATTTGAAATATTAGTTATTCTTATTTTTGTATTATGTATATTTTTATTTATTATTTTTTCCGCTTCTGCACTGGATAGATGGCTAAATTACTTACTAAAAAAAGAGTTGCAAAAGAGAAACAAAGTAAAAGTAGCAGAATACAAAAAACATATATATGATATATGCAATTCAGCAACATCAACATTATGTCAAGAGTTTATCGGACAAAGAAAAAGCTATACAAATGAACTTATAAAAATATGTAAAAATTTTTAAAAAAATGTAAAAAACACTTGACAACATATTGTATAAATGGTATAATAATTATAGTTAAAAGTTAGGCGGTTTGGTAATGGTGTTATTGAAAAAGTAGAAAAAGCACAAACACAAAAAAACTTTAAAAAAATTTATTAAAAATACTTGACAATGTATTGCATATATGATATACTTATATCAAGTTAAGCAGTGAAAAGCTAAAGTCTTCACAGAATAGTTGAATTTCTAAAAATAATATTTAACAGTTTGACGGCTAAAGTCTACAAAAAAATATTTTAGGAAAGGGCGACAAAGTCGCAAATGGTGATTTATTATGGAAAAATTTAGTAAGAATGTAAAATTAAACAAAGTTTTAAACTATATTTTTGAGGAGTTGCAAGAATTAGGAATTGAGGAAGTTTTAAGATATAAAAAAGAATTTCCCAACGTTGTAGATTTTAATCTATATCAATATGGCAACCTTACAATATATAATTGTGACATTGAGCAAATATATAAGAATGCTGGATATATTTCAAAATTTGACTATGTAGACGCTTACAAAAGACAAGTAGGTTATCTTGTAAGGAACTATTTTGATTAAAAAATGAAAGGTTTAAGGTGGTAAAAATGAATGATTTAACATTAAATAAAAACGAATATACAATAGAAACAGCTGAAGGACGTCAAAATTTGATGGCATATATTGATAATTATAATAAAAATATTGATGAAAGCGACCCGCTAAGCCGTAAAATCGGCTTAGACGAAGCATTCGCAATATGTAATATAGAAGGTTTTATAAAATCAAAAAATGCAATAGCTGAGATAGTCCGCGAAGCATTAGAAATCGGTTTCACTTGTCAAAACTTTAAGAGCAACACAGTCTTTACTTTTGCAAGACAAAAACTAAAAAAATTGAATTTCAACAGTATTATAAGAATGCAAATTGAAAGTTATATAAAATTTAGATTAAATCAAAGTAGCAAAAAGTTGAAAAATCCGAACTTTGAGAACGTAACAAGATTCAATTTGAATGGCGAAATATATTATTATAATGTTCTAACAGGTGAAGAGCTAGAGGGCGAACAGCTACAAGCATATTTGGAGTATGCGAAAGTATAAAAAAATAGAAGGAGGAAAAAATGGTAAAAATGGATCAAACAATTTATTCAATTAACAATGTTATAATCATGAATAAGAAATTAAAAGAAAAAATAAGGCTTTCATTACACAGAAAAATAAATGACGCAGTTTCCAAAAAAAATTGGGAAGAATATCAATTTTATACAAAATTACTTTTTAGCATAAAAAAAGTAATTACATGCGAAGAAGCGGTTTAAACCGCTTCTTTTGGAAAGGATGGTAAAAATGGGATTAAATGATAATATATATAGTTTAAAAAATGCAGTGGAATCACAAACAACAACGGCAACAACTAAAAGTATGCAAAAGTACAAGGTAGAAAATAGTTTGCTTATAAAATTAGAATATTATATTAATAAATATATAAAAAGTAATAAAGACGTCTATAATTGCGATATACAAGACGAAATAATACAAAAAGCTATTGCTTCCGAATTTGGTGAGGAAAAAGACGTTAAGCAAATGACCCCTTCTGAATTTGTAGAGAACTATACACTTAAAGAAGAAAAGAGGGACAGAGATTACTATTACATATATTGTATGCGACACTATTTGCAATGTTGTAGAAACGTAAACAACTATATCAGGAATAAAAAAAGCAACGAAGACGACTATAAAAAGCAAATAGCACTAGAAAAATGGGAGTTGCAACGTCAAAAATTGCAATTGCAAATTGAAAAAGAAAAACAAAAGCAAGTAGAAAAGCAACAAGCAGAAGCGGAACAAAAAAAGAATAATAAAGTCAAAATATTGTTAGCTATCGGTTGTTTAATATGTGCTCCAGTTTTTATCTTTGCACTATTGCTGATTGGCATAATAAACGCAGCGGCTAACAGCAAATAAGAAGGTTCAAGCCTTCTTATTTTTTTGTTGTTTTTTAAGTTTACATAAAGTGACCTCAAATAATCGTTTTTAAGCCGTTTTTATTTTTAGATATGTAACTATATTACTTGACAATATAATTGCCTTATTTGGCATCCTCACGCTTTTCATTCTGCTATATGTATTTTCATTTTTTAAGATTATGGCAATTTTTGGGCGAAACATTGCGCAAAATGTGCAAACTACGCAATGTTGCAATTTTACATAATTAGTTACTGGGTTTGGTCAGTCGATGATTTGTCGACTTTTTTATTTTTTAGCCCATCTGTTTTCTACTCCTTCTAGCTTTTTAACTTTTGGAAACTATATCTTATTTATATGTATATGTATATGTATATGTATATGTATATGTATATGTATATGTATATGTATATGTATGTGTATATGTATATGCACTGTTGCATCTGCTTACATCTGTTTACATCTGTTTACATCTGCTTACATCTCTCCGCTTATATGTATCTTTCCTATGTTTACAGCACAAAAAAAGAAGCAACAATCTTCCGAAAGTTACTTCTTAGGGCATGAAAATTAAATTATTACAGCCGTTTTGGTGATTTACAATATTAGTATACTACTTTCACTCCATCTTGTCAATACCAGAAGCGGAACTTTTTTATTTTTTTTACTTTTCTATGACTTGCTCCGCCACCTTCTCTGCAACTGCCTCAATTGTCGGTGCTTCTGGCAACTCTGCTAAGTCAACCCCTGACTGATTTGGAACATCCCCTGACTGATTTGAAACTGCCTCGATTTGAATGTTGTCTTTCATTCCATAAAAATTTTTTGAACGGAAACAATATACCGCCGAATTCATTTTGTTTGAAGCTGCCAAAATAGCGTCATATCCAGCAATAAAGTCCTTTGCTTCTTTTATGATGTCCATGAAAGGCAAGTTGAAAGTCCCCTTACTAATTTCAAAAAGCGACCTTCTATCATAATTAACTGCTAAAGCTAAACCTTCTACAGTAGGGTTCAATTGGGCTTGTTGGCATAAACCAAAATATTCAGTAATTCTATCTTGCATTTCATCTGGAGTTTTAGGTTTACCACGAAGTCCTAACTCACGAATTTTCAAATTTAAAGCAAGAACTTTACCAACAAACTCTCCATCTTGACAAGTATTATCTTGCATAGCACCAATATTTCTACGTCCAATTGATTTTACTTCTGCCATTATTGCCACCCCTCTCTGATAAAATTATAACATAAAAGAAAAATAAAAGCAACCACTTTATAAGAAAAACCCCTGATTATTTTTATAAGTGTTAAAATCGATTTTAAATAATTTTATATAAGTAGATAACAAGTTATATGTTTGCAACATAAAAACGCCTTAAAATCTATTCTGAAAAGAATTAAGAGTATTCTACATATTAAATGTAGGAAACACCCCTCTCTGAAAAAAACTTGAGACTTATCCAAACGCCAATTAAGATAAATCTCAATTATACTTTTGTAAAAAGTTATATACATATTATAATATAGCAGAGAATAAAAGTAAAGTAGAGAAGTAAAAAAGTAGAGTCCGTTAGCGACAGCTAACCTATAAGTGGGAAAGAAAGCACCCCCTGTCTGAGAAAAAGATAAACCCATAGTAATCCACTTAGGGTGCGAATGTATGTTGTATGTTAAGGGAAAGAAGTATCCGCACAATTAAGTGAGAAGTGAGAATAAAGTGAGAACTTTGGTGAGAACTAAAAAAGTATTGATATTATTATATTATATTATATTATATTATATTATTCTTACCGTTCTCACATAAATTTACTAAATACATGCGTAAGAAAAAAATATATACATTTTTTTTTTTTTTTGTATATATATATCCTATTTTACCCCCAAGTGAGAACTTTAGGTGAGAATTTATTTTTCCCTACTCCTTGTAAGTTTTTACAGCAATAAAAACCTCTCACTATACAAAGTGAGAATTTAAAAAAATATAAAAAAATAAAAAAATTTCAAAAAAGATATTGACAATAAATTATAATTAAGTTATAATGCAATTATAATAAGTTGGAAGGAGGTAATTAAATGAAAGTAGAAACAAAATTAATAAGAATAGGAAGTTCTTTAGGGATAATTATTCCTAATTTGATATGTAAGAGCTTAGAAATAGAAAAAGATAGTAAACTTATTATCAAAATTGAAAATGATAAAATAATTATAACGAAGGAGGAATAAAAGCAATGAATATAAATTGGAAACAATTAAATAAAGAAGAAGTATTTGACAAAAATTTGTATGACAAAATTCTTCAAATAGAAGATTTTGCTGAAAAATCAAAAGCTGAAAATTGTTTATTTGAAAGAACAAGAGAATTAAAATGTGCTACAGCTGTCAAAGATACATATAATGCTTATAAAAAGGCATATATTATTGAATTAAAGTCCAATTTAGCTATTGATTTTGGAGAAAAAGCCCCTATTCAAAAAATGTTGGCTCCAGGATATTATAAAGATAAGGATAATTGTATTAGAACTTTTGATAAAAACGTTCTTATAACTGCTACACCTATTGAACCTATTGCTATACTAAAAAATGAAGAAACGGGGGAAGAACTTGTTAAATGTGCATATTTGCATAAAGGGAAATGGGATACATTTATTATTAGTAGGGAAACAATTTTACATAACGGAAAAATAACTAAAATAGCTAATAAGGGTGTAGATGTTACAAGTTCTAGTGCATCAGTTTTGGTGGGGTATATAAGAGATATACTTAATTCTAATGATATTCCTGAATATAAATCTACAAGTAAAATGGGGTGGCATAAAAACACATTTCTACCGTATGATGAAGGGATAGAATTTGATGGGGAAGATGATTTTAGAATTATTTTTGATAGCTTAACCGCTAAAGGAGATTTTGGACAATGGAAACAAAAAATTGGGGAACTTAGAGAAGACAATGTTGTATTAAAAATGGTTATGGGTACGAGTTTTGGTAGCCCCTTACTGCAAATTTTAGGACTGCCTTCATTTATAACTCATTTATGGGGAAAGTCTGGTGGTAAGAAGTCTGTTGCAGGAAGAATTGCTATGAGTATTTGGGGTGATAATCAAAAAGGTAAATTAATGTTTATGATGAACAGTACGCCTAATTTTTATTTTAGAATTGCAGCTTTTTTAAATAATATACCTTGCTTTTTTGACGAACTACAGACTTACGGTGGAGATTTAAACAAATTGATTATGTTGCTAACTGAAGGAATTGATAGGGGGAAAGCAAGAGCAGATGGAGGAGTTGAAGGAGTAAAAACTTGGAATAATACTTTTATTTTTACTGGAGAAGATGCTGCAAGTAACTATAATTCTGGAGGCGGTACTTTGAATAGGCTTATACAAATATATATAAATAAAGATATTGTTGATGATGGTATAGGTATTTGCAATTTTTTAAATGATAATTATGGAAATGCTGGGAAAGTTTTTATTGATTATATTAAAGAAATTGGAACGGAAAAAATAAAGGAACTCTTTAAAGAAAAATATAATCAAATAATAAAATTAGATAAAACCGAGGAAAAACAAGCCATCAATATGGCTGTAATATTATTAGCAGACGATTTGGCTTGTAAATGTATTTTTAATAACCAAAAGCCACTTACTAATACAGATGTAGAACCATATCTTTTTTCTAAAGAAGAAATAGACAATACCGAAAGATCTTATGAAACCTTTTTAGATGAATGTGAAATTAATAAAAATAAATTTGGAACAGATGTAACTGGAGAATACTGGGGTATAAAAGATGATTATGAAATAACAATAATTACTAAGAAACTTCGAGAAATTCTTGAAAACAATAAATTTGATTATAATAAATCTTTGCAAGGTTGGTTGGAAAAAGGATTAATTGAAAAATATAAAGATGGTAAGTTTTCTAGGAGTTTAAGTCGATGCGGAGTAAAAGCAAATTATGTAATTGTCAAAATAAATAAGGAGGAATAGATATGATAGATAAATTAAGTAAACAACAAATGAAAATGGTATTAGAAGGAAAAGATATAGATATTTCTTTACCAGGAGAGTGTGGGGAACATTATTTAGAAGAAAATTGGACTAGATATACTATAAAAGAACAAATGATGATTAGAAAATGGGTTAGATTCATGTTTTCTAAATCTAAATATATAAATCATGGACGTACATCATATAGTTTGAAGCATAGTTGTGAATCAGATGTAGGATTTTATGTTCATAATGATGCAATAAAAAAAGCATTTATTCTTGAAGGATTTATTGCTGAAACAGGTAGAATAAACTGGTTTTTTAATACAAAAAGTAAAATAACAGTTGAAAAATCTCAAAAATTTAGAGAGGTTTTTAAAGAAGAAATAAATAAAAATAAAAAATAAAAAATAAAAAATAAAAAATAAAAAATAAAAAATATAAACGAGGAATAAAAATGTTGATTTTAATGAATAGCCAGACAACAAAGACTGGGCAGTTTATAGATTATAGCAAGATAAATTATATTTATCCAGAAGAAGAATGTGCGGGGAAAAACTCTTATTCTATGT